GGACAAGCAAGAAGTCAAACATAATCTTGACTTGGGAAATAATTACTACCCTTCTGGGTGGAAGCCAAAGCTCGAATTTGACCACAACACAAATATTGGAGAGCTTACACATGTACAACCGCAATCAGACAACTTTAAATTTAACGAGCTTTTAGATTCTTGGGGATACAACTCAAATGAATTTTATATTGAAGAAGATAGAATCAAATTTTCTACATGGGAAGCACAAGCTAAGGGTGGTCAAGTCATTCAGATGTATGCTTTCAAAGCTACTATTCGAAGGAAGAAGCCGAAGCACAATGAGTTCGTAAGAAAACTTGAAAGACAGATAGCAAGAAAGAAGCCAGTAAAGGTATCACAAGTAGCTGGAGACCATGCTTTTATGTTCTTTTGTGCTGACTGGCAGTTTGGTAAATCTGAATATAATGCTGACTGGGGAGCAGATGAAACTATTGATTACATAAGAAATGGTATTAGAAAAGCCCAGAAGCAGATAAAAGATTTAAACAAATCTGGTCAGACAATAGATGAAATTTATATCATAGGATTAGGGGATTTAATCGAGTGCATTTTTGGATTTTTCGACCATCAACCCTTCAACATAGAGCTCACTAGAACTGAGCAAGAACATCTTGCAAGAAAAATGCTGATGGAAGTTCTTGATGGATTACTCAAATTAGCTCCTAAAATTTTTTTGGGAGCAGTAGTCGGTAATCATGGAGAGCAAAGAAGCGGAAAGAACAGCATCACTACAACAAGACTTGATAATTCAGATACACAAATATTTCAGATTATCGGAGAAATAATAGAAGGAAGAGAAAGATACAAGCATGTCAAGACTGTTATTCCAAATGACTTTTATCTTACACTTGATATAAAAGGTCAGAGACTTACTTTTTATCATGGTCACATGACTGGTGGTGGTGGAAATATTGAGAACAAAATTATGAACTGGTGGAAAAATCAAGGTCATGCAAGAATACCTTCTGGGTCTGCTGATATATTAGTCACTGGTCATTATCATCATTTAAGAGTTTTAACTGAGCGTGGAAGAACATGGTTTCAAGCTCCATCTCTTGATACTTCAAAAGAACTTGAAGCAAGAATGGGTCTTACGACTTCTCATGGAATCCTTACATTTACAGTTTCAGAAAATGGTTGGGATAATCTAAAAATCTTGTGAAAATTTTCACAAGGTAATATCTAATATTAATGATTGTTGATTTATAATGTGAGCATGAGAAAAGTATGTATCGAGAATGATGGTACAAAAGTCAGAATACTTCTGATTGGAAAAGATGGGGATTGCTCATATACAAATTTGCCTAAAGGTATAATTGATTTAGACAAATTAAAAGAGTATGAAAATCCTATTAAATCCATTAATTAGTTGCCTAACTTTATTTAGCCAACCGATTACTACAGATATCATTCAAGATTATAAGGAATGTAAGCAGATTGAGTTCCAAGTAGAATCAGTCTCAGTTTGGCTACCCCTTATTGAAAAATACTTTAGACAAGAAGACCATCTCGAAGTGAGTAGGATAATCTTTTGTGAATCTTCTGGGCGGTCAAGAGCTGAAAATGTAAATAGTAATGGAACGAAAGATATAGGACTTATGCAGATAAATGATACAACATACGATTGGATTTCAAATAAATTAGGTTGGTATGGAGAAAGAAAAGACCCAGAATTTAATTTAAAGATGAGCTCTTGGCTTTATTATAAGTCTGGAAGCCATCATTGGAATAGTTCAAAGATTTGCTGGGGAGAAAAATGAAAAGAATAAAAGTTCTAGGTAAGTGGAGCCATGTATTCGAAGTACCAGATATACAAACAGCTGTAAAGAAAGCACAAGACTTATCAGATTTACTTGATACTCTGAATTTTCAAATCACTGGAGTTCAATTCGTTGAGTTCCAGATAGAAGAATATGATGAAGAAGATACTGAGTTTGAAGAAGAATGATTGATGTAGCTTTTATCGTTGGAGTATTTATTGGAGTAAATTATCTTGCTTGGTGGTTGATTAAGAATGACAAGATATGATATTTGATGAACCTTTGCTTGATGACATAGATGATGAACTAACAATGGAAAACTACAAGCCCTTACCAAAATCTCTGACAATCAAAGAAAGCGATATTGATGGGCTTGGATTATTTGCAACAGTTGATATAGAAAAGAATACAACATTAGGTGTGAGTCATGTAAAGCATCATGATTACTTGAATGGATACATAAGAACTGCACTAGGTGGCTTTGTAAATCATTCATTAGAACCAAACTGCAAACTTAGAGAAGTAGGTAATGAAATGTATTTACATACACTAAAAGAAATAAAATCTGGCGAAGAACTAACATTGACTTATAAACTTTACGACCCAGTGGAGATTATTGATGAGCGATAGAAAATTTTTCGGATTAAAGAAAAAAAATAAATACTTAGACCAAGAGATAGTAGATAAACTCCTTTATGCAATTAGTAAAGGTTCATATATAAAAGATGCTTGTGTGTTTGCTGGAATAGATGAATCAACCTTTTATAGATGGAGACAGAAAGCTGAAGAAGGTAATGAAGAACTAGAAGAACTATTCTCTAAGATTTCTCTGACTGAAGCTCAGTTCAAAGTAAAAGCATTAGATTTTTTGATGGATATAGCGACTGAGGATAGAAACCCTAGAGTGATTCAATGGTTGCTTGGAGTCAAATACCCAGAACAATTTGGAGATACAAGTAAATTACAAATAGAAAATACTAATGAAGTTATTGAAGTTCAGTTTGCAAATGGTATTCCTTACACTGATTTTCAATTGAATAATGGTTCTGATGAAGAAGATGTGCAAGATGTGCAAGTCGAAGAGCAAGAAAAAACAAAAGATGATACACTTGAGAATCATGAATGAAGAAGAAGTAAATCAAAAGTTTGTAGATATTGTCATGGATAATTTTGCAGATTATCAAATTGATGGAGAGATATTTGAAGATACTGTTGAATATATTATTCCAATGCCTAATCCAAATATTTATTTTGTCTCAAAGCTACAACCAGAAGAAGTAGAACAAATATTTAATGATTTACTAAGATGGCTTCGTGATGGATATTCTTTCTAAACCAGTACGAAAACAATACAGACTACCACCATTGCACCCAGCTCAGCAGTTAGTTGCATTATCTAATAAGAGATTCAGAATATTAGTTGCTGGTCGAAGGTTTGGAAAAACATTACTTGGTACATCTTTATGTATTGCAAAAGCAATGCAGGGTGGAAATGCTTGGTGGGTTGCTCCAACTTATGCAATGGCTTTGGAAGGTTGGAAAACAATCAGAGACTTAGCTGGACAGTATGGGTTTGAAATAAAAGAATCAGAGAAAACAATTACAACTGGTAATGGTGGATTCGTGACTGTAAGAACAGCAGACAATCCAGATAGACTTCGTGGTGCTGGTCTTGATTTGATTGTATTAGATGAATGTGCGTTTATAAAAGAACAAACATGGAAAGAAGTATTAAGACCAACTCTTACTGAGCGTAAAGGTGGAGCTCTATTTATCAGTACTCCGAAAGGAATACAGAACTGGTTCAAAAGATTATATGATGAAGCTGAGACCGCAGATGATTGGGAGAGATGGACATTCACTACTTATGACAATCCATTTGTTGATAAAGCAGAGCTTGAGATTGCTAAGAGAGAGATAGGTTCTTTCTTATTTAGCCAAGAGTATGAAGCTCAGTTTGTTGAGCAGACTGGTGGCTTAATAAAATCTGAATGGTTTAAGTATTATAGAAAAGAAACTTTGACCGAGTTTGATGAAAATGGAAACTACAAAGATTATGTTTATTTATCAACTCAATCTGGCTCGGTAAAAATGGAAGACTTATCTATTTACACTTCAGTTGATTTAGCAACAAGTACAAAACAATCAGCTGACTACACAGCAATAACTACTATCGGACTTGATAAACAAAATAATGTTTATGTCTTAGATGTAATCAGAAAGAGAATAGAAGCACCAGATATTGTAAAACAGTTAGAACAAGTGTATGAGAAGTGGAATCCAATATCGATTGGAGTAGAATCAGCTGGATTCCAATTAGCATTAATTCAAATCATTCGCAGACAAACTACACTTCCGATAGTAAAGTTAAAGGCAGATAAGGACAAGTTAAGTAGGGCATTACCATTATCTGCAAAAATGGAAGCTGGTATGGTATTCTTTCCTAATGATGCATTGTGGTATTCTGAACTGGAGAAAGAGCTGTTAGTATTTCCTAGCGGAGACCATGATGACCAAGTGGATAGTCTTGCTTATGGAATATTGCAAGTTGCAAAGAAGAAGACACTAAGAGCTTATTGAGGAGAAGATGGAAGAACGAAGGAGCTTTAGAGATTTAATTTTTGGACAGAGAAGGTTCAGAGATGACAGAACTAATTACAAAAGAACAACTGGATTTAATTTTTTTAGAAATGACCCTAATGATTTAGTTTATGGAAACTCTTCTTATATTCTTGGCTACAACACATCTGCTGGAGACTTCAATATGTCTGGGCTCGGCAATGGAGAATCTAACTCAGCAGTCACTGCATGTCTTCAAGTATTAGGAGTATCTTTCTCAGAAGCTACACTGCAAGTGACATTTGTTGATGAAGATGGGCAAACACAGCTTATTCCTAACCACCCATTTGCAACTTTGATGAGAAGGCCTAATCCATATATGTCTGGAGATATTATTCAACAATATATTATTAATTCAATTCATGTATCTGGAGATGCATATTTAATGAAGCAGAAGAATAATGCTGGAGAGCTTGTCGGTCTATATCCATTGTTTCCAGAACAAATAAAAGCAAAAGGTTCAAATACAGAATTGATTACTCATTATGAATATGACTTAGATAATGGAAAGATGGAAATAAAAAATACTGATATGGTTCATATCAGACTTGGGCTTGACCCTAAAGACCATAAGAAAGGTAATGCACCTTTGAAAACAGTATTAAGAGAAATATATGGAGATGAATCTGCTGGTCAAATGGCTACTGCTCTACTTGCAAACTCTGGAGTACCTTCAATGTTAATAACTCCAAAAGATGATTATGGTATTACTGAAACAGAAGCTGAACAAATATCAAGAACTTATCAACAGAAAGTTGGTGGTAGAAATAAAGGTAAGCCATTGATTCTTTCTGGTTCTATGAATGTAGAGAGATTAGCTTTCTCTCCTAAAGATTTAGACATAGGAGCTCTTAGAAGAATCCCAGAAGAGAGAGTCTCAGCTGTACTTGGAGTTCCAGCAATCTTAGCTGGTCTAGGAGCTGGGCTTGAAAGAGCAACATACAATAATACTTCTGAACTTAGAGAGTTCTTTACTGAGCAGAAGCTAATACCTTTATGGAGAATGGTCGCAGAAGAATTGACTCAACAAGTATTACTTCCAGACTTTATGTCGAATCAAGCAGTATCTGCTGAATATGACTTTTCATCTGTTAGGGCTTTACAAGCTGATGAGAAAGATATGTATGACAAACTAAATGTAGGAGTACAGGGCGGTTGGATAACTGTTGCTGAAGCGAGAAAACAAGTAGGACTTCCAACAAATGAATCACAAGAAGTGTATCTATTGAGTAATTCAGTTATACCGACAAAAGCAGATATGTCTCAAGAGAATCCAGCACAACAAGAAGAACCAGAAGTACCAGAGACTCCAGAAGTAGTGACAGAAGATATGGAAGAGAACCAAGAGAAAAGTTTTGAAGATAAGGTTGTTAGGAAAGTAGATAATCAATTCTGCGTGATTGCCGAGAACTCTGGTAGGAATATGGGTTGCTATCCAACTAGAGAACTAGCAGAAGCTAGATTAGAACAAATATCAAGATTCAGTGATAATCCAAAAGCAATGGTTGCTATGGATTCTTTTACAACCATTGAAGAGGCCAGAAAAAGAGCAGAAGAATTAGGGTGCGAAGGAACACATACAATAGACAGAGATGGTAATACAATTTATATGCCTTGTTCAACTCATGAGCGATACGAACAAGCACTAGAAGAAAATCAAAGACCAGCTGACAGAACAACCTATGGCTCGGCTTGAAGATTTATCTATCGGAGATGCAGTAAGCTGGTCGATACCAAAGCCACCGCAAGAAGATAGCATTGCACATGGAATTATCAAATCACTGAACAGAGAAGATGAAACTGCTACGATTCGAGTATGGGCAATATTAGAGAATGGAGAACATGAAGAAACTGATAGAGATGTTGAAATCGAAGTTGGAAGACTTAGAAAAATATCTAATTTCGTTGATGAAGAGAATAAGCAAGTTTCTGCAAGAGTTGAGCGAGTACTTAGAGACAAAGTAGAAGAACACAACGAAGACAATCCAAGATATAGAGCAACATTCAGAATGCTCGAAGCTGTATTCAGAAGAGGTATAGGAGCATACAGAACTAATCCAGCATCAGTGCGTGGTAATGTTCGTTCTGCTGACCAATGGGCTTATGCTAGAGTAAATGCTTTCTTGAGAGCTCTTCGTACTGGTAAGTTTCCTAGAAGTGCATTTGATACTGATTTACTTCCAAGCAACCACCCATTGAGTTCTAAATCCTACGAAGGAAAACAAGTTGGTACAGTTCCAGAGTTTATTAGAAAGAATGCTCAAAGGGGATTGGACAATTTAGAATTTGCTGGTTCTGGTCTTAGAGATAAAACAATTAGAGAAGCTCGATTGATGCGTGATGGTCAAATATCAGAAGATAAAGCTATCCGTATGAATGCATGGTTCTTACGACATGAATCAGACTTAGTATCTGAAAGAGCAAATGAATTTCTTCGTGGAGAATCAGATAGAATGACTGCTGGTCAAGTAGCTTGGTTGCTTTGGGGTGGAGACTTAGATAGAGCAAATAGAATGAGAGCTCAAAAGTGGGCAGAGAGACAAGTTAATCGTATTAGAGCAGAAAAGAACTTTGAATCTGCAATAGAGCTTGTCAGAAGAAAGTCAATGCTTCGTGATTCAGAATGGGAAGTAAGACTAAATAGATTTAGAACTAAACAAGCACGAGATGCAGTTTATGAAGAATATGACAAACTTTTAGGAGATTGGGATTTCGCATTAGCAAGACAATACTTTGGATTATTAGATTCACAAAGAAAAGCTATTAATAAAGTTCTTGCAGAGAATCCACCAACAATAGCTGGTATAGAAGTTCTAGTGAATAATGCAATAGATAATACTACAAATAACTGGAAAGAAGATTTAGTTCCAGTGTATGAATCAATGACTCTGGATTTTGCATTTTTTCAAACAAACTTACTTCTACCAGATGAAAAGGAGAATACAGTTTTTACTCCAGCAGAACAAGAAAGAATTACTAGAGCAAGAAGAAGAAAGCCAAGAAAAGAAATAATAGAAGAAGGATTCTATGTAAGAAGAAGGGGTGGTGCAAGACTTGCAATCAACAGACAATCTTATAACAGAGAGTCTGCAAAGTTTATTCAAAACAGATTAGATACATTCTTACCAGATATGTCTGCTACTGCAAAGAAGAACTTGAACACTGCGTTGAGAAAATCATTTGATAAAGCAAACGAACTAGGCCTTACTGGAAGACAACTAGAAAACTTTATTAGAAAAGATATATCCAAAGTAATTGGTAAGAAAAATTTAGGTAGGGCTATGAATATTGCTAGAACAGAAGGTTCAGCATTATCAAACTTTGCTATGAATGAATCTGCTAATGCTACTGGATTATCTCTGACAAAACAGTGGCTTACACAAAGAGATGGTAAAGTAAGGAATAGTCATTTGTTTGCAGATGGACTAGAAGTTGGAATGAACGAGCCATTTATTATTTCTGGGTACAAAATGAATTACCCAGCAGATAGTAGCGGTGGAGCTCCAGCTGGTTTAGTATGTAATTGTAGATGTACATTGATATACAATGAAAAGAGGATTTGATAATGGATAGAGAAAACTTAGAGTCAAAAACTATTGACTTGCATACTTCAAATGAAGTAGAAGGAAAAGTAGAAGCTGTATTTTCAGTATTTAATGAAATAGATTCAGATGGAGATGTCGTTCTACCTAATTCTATAAAGTCTGGATATGGAGATGCTGGTGTAGCAATGGTCTGGGCTCACGATTGGAAGAGACCAATAGGTCGTGGAGAAATAGTTCAAGATGGCGACAGAGCTATGTTTAAAGGACAATTCATAATGGATACACAAGAAGGTAGAGATGCTTTTGCAACTGTAAAAGCAATGGGAGATTTACAACAGTGGTCATTCGGATATGAAGTATTGGATAGTGAAAATGGAACTTTTCAAAAAGATGGTAGTAGTACTGATGCAAGATACTTGAAAGAACTAAAAGTCTGGGAAGTAAGCCCAGTTCTTGTTGGTGCTAATCAAAATACATATACAGTAGGTGTTAAAGAAAAATCAGAAGATAATTCTGGTTTGACATTAGCAGATGAGTCAGATGAGTTTCTTAATAACTTGTCTGCTCTTCTAAAGAGATTCAAAGAGCTAACTGCTTTGAGACTCAAGAAAGAAAAAACATTGTCAGATAATTCAACAAGTATTCTGATGAATCTACAAGATGCTCTTCAAGAAGCATATCAAGATTTAAATACATATTTAGATGTTGGTGCTCCAGAAGAAATCAAAGATGAAGAAGATACAATTGATGCTACGACATTGTTGTTAGAAACAAATAGGGTTTTAGCTGACAGCTATGACCCAGAAATATAGGAGATACTTTATGCCGAAATTAGAAGAGCTAAAGAAAGAACTCCACGAACTCAGAGAGAACACTTTAAATGAGTACAAAGAATTTGAAGCAGTAGATTTCGATTCCGAGAAAAAAGAAGAGTGGGCTAAGAGAAATGAAAAAATGGCGGAACTTGTTGGACAAGTGAAAGAAGCCACAAAAATTGAAGCTGAGAGAAAAGCTATGGAAGATGAGCTAGAAGCTGGTAAAGCAGTAGAGCCAAAGGCAATACATACTGAAGCAGTTGATGGTAAAGAAGCATATCAAACTGTTGGCGAACAATTAATCGAGTCAAGAGCATATAAAAGTTATATGGACTCTGGACAAAAAAACATTTCATCTGAGTTGAAGTGGAATCCAAAGTACGAGTTTAAAACAACTCTTACAGAATCTGGATACCCACCAGCAGTCACTAGGTCTGACTTGTTAGTACCAACTGCGTTAAGAAATCCAAATACTATTTTGGACTTAATTGATACAATCAATACTGACCAGTTTCAATACAAGTACCTAGAAGAGACTACATTCACTAATAACTCTGCACCAACAGCTGAAGGTTCAGCTCTTGGAGAGAATGCATTAGCATTTACTGAAAAGACAGAGAACATTAGAAAGATTGGTTCATTCTTACCAGTGACTGAAGAGCTACTAGCTGATGTATCAGCAGTACAGGGTTATCTTGATTCAAGATTACAAACAATGGTTCAACTACAAGTGACCGACCAGATTCTTGCTGGTTCTGGTTCTGGTTCTAACTTAACTGGTCTATTGAATGTCTCTGGAATCAATACATTTGACTTCAGCTCATTCAGTGGAAACTTGAAGAGAATTGGACAAATATATGAAGCAATCACTGAAATTCAGAAAGATAGCTTCTTAAGCCCAGATGCAATAATTATGCACCCAAGTGACTTCTATCAAGTTGTGACAGAAGTAAATGCAGTGACAACAAGTGGTTCATTGAATCCGCTTTTCGTTGGAGCTGGACAATTTGGTGGAGCAGTTGGAAATACCCTTTGGGGATTACCAGTAGTTCTTGATACAACAAGACCAGCTGGAACTGCAATAGTTGGTGTATTCGGTGGCGGACAAGCATGTCATATTGTCGCAAGACAGGGTATGGAAGTTGCTATGTCTGATTCACATGATGAGAACTTTGTAAAAGATATTATGGTTATGAAAGCAACAGTCAGATTGGGATTCCCAGTTTATAGACCAACTGCATTCTGTTCCATAACAAACATCTAAGAGATTAGATTTGACTATTATGAGCCATCATTCGTATGGTGGCTCATTAGTCAGAGAGGAAAAAATGATTTTAAAAAAAGATATTTATATGAATGAAGCAGGAGAATGCAAAGAAACTACTGGCGGACTTCCAAAAGGTTGGGCAAAAGGTAAGCTCATTGGAAGAAAAGGTCAAGAAATGTCTGATGCAGAATACAAAGCATTAAACATGGTAGAGACAAAAGCAAAAGCTCCTAAAGAAAATAAAGGAAAGTAATACTCAATGGCGGTAGTAAATGGATATGCTACTTTAGCCGAGTTAAAAACTTATATTGGGTTGAGTGGTTCTGGTCAAGATACCAACTTAGAGAATGCTATTAATGGTGCTAGTAGGCAAATAGATGCGATAACTGGAAGATTCTTTTATCAGACAAGTTCTGAAGTTAAGACTTTTACTCCAGACAATGTTCTATTTCTACAAGTACCAGACATATCTAGCCCAAGTGGTTTGGTTGTAAAGCTAGATACAACTGATGATGGTTCTTATGACAAGACACTAACAGTAAATACAGACTTTTATCTGAAGCCACTTGATGCGGGAAACCAAGTTGATGGAGAAGAGTTTGCTCCAATAACAGAAATAGCAATACTAGATACCAGAAGTTCTGAAAGATTCGACCCAACAATCGTAAAGAATGTTCAGATTACAGCTCAGTTTGGATATAGTGCAGTTCCAAAAGCTGTAAAACAAGCATGTCTGATACAAGCTCTCAGATTATTCAAAAGAAAAGATGCACCATTTAATATTTTAGGTAATGAACAAACTGGTCAAATAGAACTCTTTAACAAGTTTGACCCAGATGCTAGAGAACTCATAAAGGGTTATATAAAGAATAGACTCTAATGGCTTCAACTGATATTCAATTCAAAGTCACTGGAGTCGAGAGTTTAAGGAAAAGACTCAAAGCAAACAATTTATTAATGAAACCATTAAGAAACTACTTGAATGGAACTGGAAAGATAATAAAAGAAAAATCAAAACTTCATGCTCCAGTCGATACTGGTGCTCTTCGAAGAAGTATTAAATATACAAGAGTAAAAAATACTGGAAGAATACCAAACAAAGTATTAGTTTATGCATCAGCAAAACATTCATCATTCGTTCATGGAGACCCAAATAAAAAATTTAGAATGACAAAGCCATTCAATAGAACTAGACCCCACTTTCCACCAGTCAAAGCACTTACTGGTTGGGCAAAGCGACATGGTATGAATCCTTATGCAGTTGCTTATTCTATTGCCCAAAAAGGAACTCCTATTGTTCCATTCTTAAAAATGGGGTTTAGAGATTCTGCTCCAGAAAGAAAAGTATTACTATCATTAGCAACAAAACAAATTGAAAGACAATTTAAGAAAGGTAGGAAAGGAAAAATATAATGGCTAACTTATCTTCT